AGAGGCGCTGGTATATCTGAAACATTAATGAGAGTGGGACAAGCTTTTGCAGGCCAAGATGCGGATGCTGGTATTGTACGAAGACAGGAAGCGAGGCAAGCGCAAGCGCAACAGGCTGAAATGCAAGAATTACAAGAGGGATTTTTTAAAGATCCTAAATATAAAAATATGGCTAAAATTCTTGGGGTGGAATATGCTTTTGAGCAAAGAAAAGCTGACAAACAAGCTGAAATGCAGGCGCAAGCAAATAAAAAATTTCTTGATGCTGTAAAGGGTACTGTTTATGAAGGGTTAGCAGACATAGTTGGTGTTGATCAAGCAAGACAGACTTACGCACAAACAGAATTAAGTTCAAAACCTGTTCCAGCGGACATACAAAAATTAAATCAATTAGCTACATTGAGAGAACAACTCAATCCCAAATCACCATCTTATAATGAAAATTACACAGAAAAACAATTTCAACAAGACGCAAGTATTTTAGGCGTTAGTTCTAATTTATTCTCTGGTTCAAAAACAGACTTTATTAAAGATTATATGAAGCAAATGAGAACTATGAAAACTAGTGTGGGTAGGCCTTTATATACAGATGAAAAATTAAGGACAATGGCAGAAAGTGCTTACGAACTTATATATCCTCCAATAACAGTAGAAGATGAAGAGGTTGTTGATTTGGGTAAGTTATAACCATAAATGTTAAATGCCAAAATATACTTTTGAAATAGATGGAAAAAAATATAGCGTAACATCTGACGTACAACCAAGCAGAGAAGATCTTTTAAAATTGGTGCAGTCACAACAAGTATCTGAGCCAGAGATACAACCATTAGAAACAAAACCAACTACACAACAAAAGAATAGTTCTATACAGGTTAAAGAACCAGAAAAACTTACTGAAGAAAAAATAAAGAAAGATAAAAACTGGATTGACGCATCAAAAACTATTTATGAGTGGGACTGGCAAAGGAAAAATCCAAACAAAGAAATACCTACTTTAAGCAATGAGGGATATGCTGAATTTGGTTTAAAGTATGGAGGAGGACTTGCCTTTAGTGATGTTGATTTGGTAAGAGAGGGTCAAGCCATAGGTAATGCTACAGACAATCAAAAGCAAGCTTTCGTAAATATAATGGATATGTATGATGCTAAAGCGCCAAGTTTAGCAGGAGCTGGTAGGGCTTTTAAAAATATACTAAACCCATTAGAAAGCCCAACAACCTATGTAGGATTTGGTGCAGGCAAACTAGCATCCACAGGAGCAAAACAACTTGCAAAAAAACAACTGAAAGAAAGTATTACAAAATCATTAGTTACTAGTAAACCAGGTAGATATGCTTTAATTGGATCTGCTGAAGGCGGTGCTTATGGTGGTGCTTATGATGTTGCTAGACAAAGAGCAAGAATAAGAGCGGAGGCACAGAAAGAATACAATCCTAAAAGCATAGCCCAAGCGTCAGGTATAGGTACAGTTTTCGGTGGAGCTTTTGGCGGTACTTTGGGGGTGATAGGTGATGCTATTGCAAAAAGAACTAAAAAAACAGATCCAATCTTATCATTACCAGCTCCAGAAAAAGAAGCAGACTTATTAAAAAAGGCTATACCAGAAACAGAATCTGTAATAAAAACAACACAAGATGTTATCGAAGAGGCACAGGTAGTATCTCCTAAAATAACTGAAGAAATACAAGAGATTGTAAAACCAACAAAGCCTGTTAATGTAATTGCAGATAAAGATTTTGGAATTGTAGGAAAAATACCTTACATTGGAAATGTTTATAAAAATTTAAGCAATAATATTTTAAATAAAATACAAGCCAAAACTTTACGTTTATCTACTTTAGGAGACTTGCCAGATCAATTAACATATCTCGGTACAAAAGGGTTGTACATGGGCAAAATAGATCGCACAGGTGAATTAGCAAAAAATGTTTTTAAAACATTTAATAAATTAACTCCAGAACAAAACAAACCAGTTTATGAATTTTTAACTGGTAACAGAATTTTAGATGATGTTCCAGAAAATTTAAAAGACAGCGCAATAGATTTAAGGAGAGGGATAGATACAGTCTCAGAAATACTAGAAGAAAATAATTTACTTACAAAAGAAGTAATGGAAGAAAATTATGGAACATATTTACCAAGACTGTTTTTAAAATATTTTAATAAAAATAGTGGATCAATGGGTTATCTTAAACAAAGAAAAGACCTTGACAAAGCTACAAGAGAATTTTTAGGAGAAATTGAAGACGTTGGTTTGTTAGCTGCTAAAGCAATAGAAGATCCTATAAGTGATGTAGTAAAACTTGGGTTCTTTAAAGAAATATCTCAAAATCCTAATTGGGCTGTACAAGATACTTTAGTTCCATTTAGAGGAAAAAACATAGGCGTTTTTTACGCTAAGTCAGAAGCAGATAGAATAACCCAAGAAGTCGCTGATGGGTTAAGAAATAATCCAAAAAAAGCTATGCAAATAGTAGATGATTTAAAAGAATCAATTGCTACAGCTGGAGAAAGAATAGCAAAAATTGATAAAAATAAATTTAAACAAATACCAGATCAGAAAAAATATGGAGAACTAAGAGGAGCATATATCAGAACAGAAATATATGATGACCTTATTAGTGCTACGCAAGCTGCTACAGACATGGTAGATAATTTCAGTAGGAAAGGAAGAGAGTTCACAAAAATCTGGAAAACATTAAAAGTTCCATTAAACCCACCATCAGTTGCAAGAAATTTTATTTCTAATTTAGTGCTTTTAAATTTATCTGGGGTTTCATATACAAGGATGCCTTCAAGGATGGCGCAAGCATTAAAAGAGATTGTTACTAATGGTAAGTATTACAAAATAGCTAAAGAAAGAGGCATTGCATCTACAACTTTTAGCAAACAAGAAATGGTGCAAATAAACAGAATGTATAAAATTGTCAAAGCACAAAAAACAAAAAACTGGATGGATCAAGCAGATCGTATTACTTCTGGTATTCTTAATTTTGCAGGAGATTCTTATGGGTTTATTGAAACATTTGGTAAGCTTGTAAAAATTATAGACGATATGGAGGCTGGTAAAAATGCCGAAACAGCGGTTTACAATGCGCAGAAAACATTATTTGATTATTCTTTAGTGCCTCCAAGATTAAAACAGGCTAGACAAAGCCCTTTTGGCTTACCTTTTGCTACATTTCAATACAAAGTTGCTCCATTTTTATTAGAAACATTTATAAGACATCCAGAAAGATATGTGAAATACATGGCTATACCAGCTATAGCTGCTACTGCTTGGAAAAAACAAAACCAAGACATGACGCAAGAAGATTTAGAGACTTTAAAAGAAACTTTGCCAAATTATTTGAGAGATGGCGGTAGCGCATTAGTTTTACCATATAAAGATGATGAAGGAAGATGGCAGTTTTATGATTACTCCTATAGTATGCCGTGGGGTTTTTATACTGGAATAGGAAACAAACTAGCATCTGGAGAGTTAGGAGAAGCTACAGATGATGTCATTGGTTTGTGGGGTGGTCCTGGTTTAAATTTAGCAACAGCAATTACAACAAACAAAGATCCTTTTACAAACAGAGATATAGTTGATACATCAGGAAAGCCAGTTGACCAAGCTGCTGATATGTTAAATTACTCAGCAAGATTGTTAGCGCCTACATGGCTTACTGACCAAGGCTTCGCTGGAAAAATGTATGAAGCTGTTACAAAAGAACCAAACTATTATGGAGATCCAACTATAACAAAACCACAAGCATGGTGGAGATTGGTAGGTCAAAACGTATATCCAGTAGATCCAGAGCAAGCAAGAGACACTAATTTATATTTTAAAAATAAAGAAATATTAGATTTACAAAGTTATTACAGAAAAAAAATAAGAGAAGCTGATCTGAGAGGAGATCAGGATGAAGTTAATAAATTAGAAAAAGAAGCAGAGGTAAGAATAAATTTATTAGCCGATGAGTTTGTAGAATACGAAGCGCAATCAAAAATACCTGAACGATTAAAAAGGCAAACCCAATAACCTCATGGCGCGCCAAACAGAAAGAGTTGGCCGATCTGGAGAATATTTAGTAGCCTCGGTGCTTTCTACCCTTTCTGATACTGTTACTGTGATGCCACATGGTTCTAAAGCCGACATCGTCTTTGAGGTTGGCCAGACTCTTTACAAGTGCCAAGTCAAAACACAGAAGCAAATAGAGAAAGCTAGAAAGAGTTGGAGGTTTGATCTTAGATGTGGATCTCACTCTAAGACCAGGTTTTATAATAAAGGTGATATAGATGTGTATGCCTTGGTTGCATTAAATTGTCAAAAGGTAATGTTTTTCTTTCCAGATGGTAGTAAGCAGATATCTGTTGAAGACAAAGATATCCAAGCGATTGACTCGCTAAAAAATGTAGAAAACCTATTTAAAGAGCTTCAATGTCAACAGACACAGTAGGATCTTTATAATGTGTTACAGAGTTCATACCTAAAGATATTAGATACTCAGCCACATCATGTGGTTCTTTCTGTTCCATTTTACAAAAATCTCTAAACTTTCTAGCAAGATGTTTGTTTACATAGATAGGTTTTCTTCCGTTTCTTTCTTTAAGAATTGGATCGTCAAACGCATCAAAATTCATAGTTACCTCTTAATCCAGAGAAACCTCTACTGAATATTTACCTATATCGTTACCATCAGAATCTACGCCATGGACCATCTGTAGTTCTAAATCTATAAAGTGTTTAGCCTTCATTAGATCAGTTACTCTATCTTTCTTATCACCTTTAGTTCTAGTTATGTATTTAAGACAACTACCTAAGTTATAAGACAGGTTGTTAGCATAGATATAGTCAATGGGTTGTATTCTGGCTGACTTATAATGTGTACCAGCTACTTGGTTATTGGTTGCAAGCTTGTCTATTGCTTGATCCCAATCCTTTTCATTTCCTATATTCATGTGTGCATATACAGTTTTATTCATAAAATTTCTCCACTTTTTTATTATTATACTACTTGTAAATTAGTAATATTGGTATATTATAAACAAAAATATAAATAAAAGGGAAATTTATGGAAATATCAGAAAAGAATTTTGACATATCAAATACCATAGAAGTTGACGAACTAGCAGAGAGATGGGGAGTCAGCAAGAAAACAATTGATAATAGAAGGTACAGAGGTCAAGGACCAAACTACTTTAAGATTGGTGGCAAGATTAAATACGATCTTGATGATGTGAAGAGAATGGAACAAGACTCTTACATTTCCGTCCATGGCACACGCTAAGTTAAGTCCATCAGCTGCAAAGATATGGATGGCATGTCCAGGTATGCCACAATTACTTGCAAGCATGGATGTAGAATACAAGGTAGGCATACCCGCCGCTACTGGTACATTGATTCACGAAATGGTAGAGACACTACTAAAAGGTAGACTCAATAACCTTACCATAGAAGAGTATTACCTAGGTACTACACATCATGTAGAAGATTTTGACATCACAGTAGATCAAGAGATGATTGATTGTGCTAATAGTTATGTTGATTACATAGATAAAAGAATACAAGAGCTGGATATCAAAAGACCATTGATTGAAGAAAAGGTAAACATGCCAGAGATACATGAAGATCTATGGGGTACAGCAGATGCTATTCTTATTGGTAAAGACACTATAGAAATAATAGATTTAAAGACAGGTAAGTGGGCGGTAGAAGCAGATAACCCACAAATGCGTATCTATGCGTTAGGTGCATTAACTAGATACGGCGATGACTGCACAGTTCAAATGACTATCGTACAACCAAGAGGTTGGCATAAAGATGGTCCAATCAGATCATATTCCATATCAGCTATTAATTTAGTCGAATGGGCTTATGAAACTTTAAAGCCAGCAGCTGATGCTTGCTTTGAAGAAATACCCACATACAACTACAGCAAAGACGGATGCCGTTGGTGTAATGCTAAGGAAGTATGTGATACCTATAAACAAAACCAAAAGGGAGACTAAAATGGTTGAAGAAAATAAAACAGAAAATGTTGAAGAGCCAACAATTAAATTTACTGAGGATGGTAAAGAGCATAAGCTCTCTGAATTACCAGAAGAAGCAAAGCGATTGATGGCTAGATGGCAAGAAAAGAGACAGGTCAGAGATGAGTTTACTGTGAAAGCACAAAACGATATTGATGATCTTAATACTTTACTTGCGTCTTATGAGGCTCGTATGAAGCAAATCGTTGAGCCAGCAGATGAACCTAAGATAGAGGTGCAGTAATGTCGTTAGCTAACATAAGACAAAAAGCTAAACTAAAACCACCAATCATGGTTATCTATGGTCCAGGTGGTATTGGTAAGACAACCTTTGGCGCAACTATGAATAAAGCAATCATAGTGCAAGCCGAAGATGGTATCGGTAAAATAGAATGTCCACACTTTCCTGTGGCTAGTACATATACCGAGTTTGAAGATAATTTAAGAGCATTAATCAATGATGATAGTGAATACAAAACTGTTGTTATAGATAGTTTAGATTGGTTAGAAACATTAATGCACGAGCATGTATGTCTTAAGAATGGTTGGCCAGATATCTCTGCACCAGCCTACGGAAAAGGCTATGCAGCTTGTCTTGAGACTTGGAAAGAGTATCTTGGTTTACTTAATCAGTTAAGAGCAAAAGGATTTACTATTCTACAAATCGCTCACAACGAAGTAAAAAGATATGAAGATCCATCAAGCGAGCCACATGATAGACATCAAATTAAACTGCACAGAAAAGCAGCTGATTTAATCATAGAGCATAGTGACGCTGTATTTTTTGCTAACTACAAGATAGGTACTATCCAAGTAAAAGGCAAAGGCGGTGGCATGACTACTAAACTAAAACAAGGTGATAGAACTATCTTTACACAAGAAACACCTGGCTTCCAAGCCAAGAATAGATTTGGTTTAGATGCAGAGATGCCTTTTGATTGGCAAGCAATCAGGGAGCAGATGTTGAAATGAATGAGATATTGCTATTAGAGTACAACGAGTTTGATCCTGGTGATGATCCTCAATACACAGATGGTTATTGTAACTATTGTGGATCTAAAGAGGACGACTGCGTTGAATATAAATGTTGGATTTAAAAAAGGAGTAAATTATGGATTTGACAAATTATAATGTTGATTCTGTCGGTGAAGGCAGAGGACAAGTAGAGCCAGGCAGGCATGTACTGCATTGGCAAGGTGAAGATGAAGCGTTAGTAGAAGGTAGAAACGGCTGGCGCGGGTGCAAGATGTATTTTGAGGTCGGTGATTCTGGTATAAGAATTAACCATACCTTTACAGTTGGACATGACAATCCTAAGTATGTTGATAGTGGTGTTAAATCTATTTTACTTATGGCGCAAGCTATGGGTGTTAAAGAACCACCAAAAGATACATCTACTGCATTTATGGGTAAAAGTGTATCAGCTGAACTTGTAAAAGATGAGAACGGCTATCTTAAAATTAATGAGGACTGGGGTAAAACTTGGCAATCAACTGATGCAAAGCCAAAGGTTGTTAGTGAAAAGCCAATACAAGCTGGCCCATCAGAGGCAGACTTAGCAGCAGTAGGTTCTACTACTGATGATGACGCACCATTTTAATTTTGATGGTAATAAAAGGCCTACGCTGTGCGCTTATTGTAAGCGTCCAGCAGGCCCGTTTTTAAAACAAGACGGAGAACATTGGCTTGGAGCGTGCTGTATGGATCATTTAAAAAAAATTGGTGAAGGTTTAAGACTACCAAACAAAGCACAATTAAATGATGATGGAGTTGAATACTCAATAGCACAAACCAAAGATTTATATTTAGATCTAACACTTAAAGAAGAAGATAAACCATTACATAAATGGGATAGGGAGAACAGGAAGAAAGTCTTTACTTCTATCGTTAGAGAATATCTAAACTGGGCGAACGTGCAAGCCAAGTTAGATGACCAGAGAGCTGCAAATGGATTTAACAAAGTACCTAAAGAAGGACGTACTCTATAACGACTTAGGTTTTAGTACAGGAAAGAGTACACAGGATTTAATACATGAGATGCAAGTACAAGGGTTACTTGTAGACTTCTTAGAAATAACTGGCGACATTATCAGAGTGCCAGTCAAAGCAATTAATAGTAAACCAGACACACGTGGACAGCGTAGTGGTTACTATGTGGTGAACCGGGTGGGTGAACATATGTTCTGTACTTATGGTAACTGGAAAACTGGGTTTGAAGGCAAATGGTCTTCTATAGATACCAACAGCCTAAGCGTGGTAGATAGGCAAGCATTACATAAACAAATGGAAGAGGCATCTGCTCAGGCGAAAGAGCAGAGGAAACTGAGACAAGATGAAGTTGCAATGGAGGCAAAAGAACGATTGAATATATGCCACGAGGCTACTGAACATGAATATCTCACGAATAAAAAAGTTAAAAGTTATGGGTTGAAGCAATTAAATGGAAACTTAATTGTTCCCGTGTATTCTACAACAGGTGAGCTTCGTTCTCTACAGTCTATTGATAAAAAAGGCAATAAAAGATTCAAATCTGCATCAGAAATCAAAGGTAATGTATTTTTAATTGGTACTAGCTTTGCAGAAATAAAAAATATAGAAAAATTAATATTAGTTGAAGGCTACTCAACTGCTGCTTCAGTTTATGAAGCTACCCAAATTCCTGTAGCTTGCGTATTTAGTGCCAATTTTATATTGGATGCAGCCTCTAAATTTCGCAAGTTAACAGGTGCTAGATTTATATTAGCACTTGATAATGATGACAATGGTGTTGGTGAAAAGAAGGCGCAAGAGTGCGCGAGTGCCGTGCTTAATTGTGCAGTGCGCTTACCGAGTGAGCGCGGTGATTATAATGATCTGTATCTCAAACATGGTTTAGATAAAGTCAAAGCTGAACTCATGGAACACAAGTTAGGCATACAAAAGTACGCTGTTAGAAACCTAGTTGGTAAGCCAGAGCCACAAAAATTTTTAGTAGATGGATTAATACCAATTGGTAAGCCAGGCATTTTAGCAGCCGTTGGTGGCGTGGGTAAGTCACTTAGTATTATTCAGCTAGCATTGTCTGTGGCGTGCGGAGGCAGGTGGTGGGGTAAAGATGTTAAGGAACATGGAAATGTTTGTATCATGTGCGCTGAAGATGATTTAATGGAAATACATAGGCGTTTAGATCTGCTTGATCCCCAGGGCAGACGTTTTAACTCCTCGTTTGATGTCTATGTGTTTCCAGTCCCAGAGCAAAAAGAACCTATGATATTGATGCGAGAAGAAGGCGTTACTCCTATCGCGCAAGAGTTGGTGGAGGAGTTAGGAGCAATACCAAATTTAAAGTTAGTTTGTTTTGATCCGCTCCAGGCATTTACCACTGGTAAT